GGTTACCCCGCCACCAATGTGGCGGGGTAGCCTCAACGCGCCGGGGTTATTGCTTAGGTCGTGCCATCCGAGCCGTAGGCCATCTGCCAGAAGCCGTAGCCGCCGGCAGCGCGGGCTTCGGCGCCGAACTTGAACTTCTTGCGGCTGAAGACGTCGTCCGCGTTCGCATCGATCTGCTGAACGAATACCGGAGCCTTGCGCTGCTGGTAGATGAACGGTTTGACCGGTTTGGTGGTGTCGAGCAGGAACCAGCTGGTATCCGACACCAGGCGCGCATCCTCGACCACTTCGGCCGTACCCTTGTAGGGATTGGCCTTGCCATCGTCGAGGCGGTCATTGGTCATCAGCGCACGGGCCGTGTCGCCCAGTGCCGGCGACACTAGGAGGATGTTCGGCGTGACGTTCAGCGGGCGACCCTCGTCATCCTTGAACTTGCGCATTGCCGTACGGGCCACGCCGAAGCTCAACTGGGCAGCCGCCTGGCTTGCGCACGATAGTGCCTTGGTTCCCTTGTTGCTCACCACGCCCATTACGCCGTTGGCGCCCCGCACCGGGTGGTCGATGTCGATGAAATACTGGCCGTCGAAGCAGACCGCCGTGAAAGCGTTGTTCACCAGGTCCATCACGATTTCGTCGGGCAACTGCTTTGCCGACTCGCCGGCCATCTGCGCCTGGGGACCATACATACCGAGCTGGTCATCTTCGATATCGTTGCGATCGACCTCGACCGTGGCTTCGAAGTCGTCGTTGACGATCGAATATTTGGAAGCTTCCAGCGCCTTGATGTTCTTGTCACCGATCCACTTGCGCATGCGCGGGAACTTCGACAGCCAGGCGTAATCGTTCTGGCCGCTGTTCGACGGCACCAGCATGGCGATCTTCTGCCAGACCGTCGGCGCCGCGGCAAACGCGTTGTTGAAGGTGGTCTTCAGGCTAATGAAGACGTTGCTGATGTTCTCCTTGTTGACCAGCATGCCGGCCGCTGCGAAGCCCATGCCGGCATCGGAGCCGGACAAGGGGGAGACAGCGAAGGGGGGATGGACGAAGCCACCGAGACAGGCCAGGGCCATGCAGCTCACGGCACCGATCAGTGCCAGGCTTGCCCACTTGAGGGTCGATTTTTTCATTGCGCGCAATTCCTTGTAGGATTGAAAAGTGGTGTTGCTCAGGCCGGCCAGGCCGGCCCGGGTGTTACTCGATCCAGACGCCGTCGGGATCGATGCCCACCAGGCGGCCGGCGGCGGAGCGCGTACCCACGCCATTGGTCTTGGCCACCGTCTGGTCATCGACGACGTACACGGTCTTGCCGAGGTCGGCCTGGGCGACCGGGTCCGCGCCGGAGTTCAGGAACTTGAACGCCTTGTGGCGGCGCACATAGGCGGACTTCGTACCATCTGCACCGCCAGTGTTGTCGCAGAAGTCATCGGCGCGGCCGACGTAGGTCAACGTGGTCGACACGGAGCCAGGCACCAGGAAGCCGGCCGCGTTCAGGCAGACCAGGGAACCGCCGAAGATCTTTGTAGCTGCCGCCACCTGGAAGGCGAGCAGGTCGCCGTCCTTGTGCGGGGTGTTGCGGGAAGCCGTTAAAGGCATGTCGTTCTCCAGATGAGAGGGGTGAGCTGAAACGGAAAAGCTTGCTTAGGTCGCGGCCGCAGCCTCGGCGGCCAGGGTCTTCTTGTATTCGGCCTGGTCGACGCCCATCGCCGTGCACAGCGCCACCTGGTTCTCGGTTAGCGCGCCTTCCTGGCTGCCGGCCGGCGCCTTGCCGCCCGTTTGCGTACCGCCCAGGGCGACAATGGCCGGCGCGGTGTCGAGGTAAGCGGTCAGGGCGGCGAAGTCCTTGTTGCCCAGATCCCGCGCCCAGTCCGTCATGGACGGCACCAACTTGCCCGACGCCAGGGCGGCCTCGACAGCCTGGGTGACGCGCCCCGTGTTCAACTGAGCCGACAGGGCCGCGGCATTGGCCTGGACGGCCTGCAGCGCTTCGATAGGCACGAACTTGGCAGGATCCGGCGCCTTCGTGGAGAGATCCGCAACAGCGGTGCGTTGCTTGAGCAGGTAGGCGCCCAGGTCGAACGAGGCGGCGGCGACGACGCTCGAGTCCTGTTTAATCAAGTCGCCCAGCTTCGTCAGCTGGGCCAAGATATCCTCGGCGGTGCTGGCGAGTGGCAGGTTCAACATCCAGCGCAGTTGTTCAAGCAATGCTTCCATGTTTGTGTCCTCGGTAAGGGGGGTGGGTGCTGCAAAGGAAAAGCTCAAGGCGGCGGCCAGCAGAACCGCATCCATGCCATCGATGGCGGGGTTGTTGCAGATCGCCGCCATATATAAGTCAGTCACCGCGCCCGTGACCTTGTCGTAGCCGATCACGGGGGAGATGAACTTGTATTCGTCGGCCGCGATCAGCTCACGGGCGCCCGCCGTCCACTGGACGTCGAGGGCGAACAGGCCGACGCCGTCGCGCCATTCGACTTTGGTGAACCAGCCGGCGGCGGGCGCGGGCTTGCCGTTGTCCTTGGCACGCAGGGTCTGGTGGTCGTAGTCGATGACGTAGGGAGTGCCTCGGGCTGCAGCTGCCGCGACCAGGGCTTCGCCCACCGCCTGGTTGGTCAGCCAGCAAGGGGCATCGGCTGGGCGGCCGTCTCGGGCTTTAAAGACGCCGGCGGGCAGCAACTGGAGCTCCGCGCCAGTGGTCAGAGCCATCGAGCATGCGGCGATCGCTAGCGAGGCGGCGGGGGTTTTGCGTGTGGCGAATGACTTGGACATGCAGCCATGTTGCCGGGACGAACGAAGCGTAAACAGACTGACGAATGTCAGCAGTAGGCCGAAAGTTGTGGCTTTGTGGGCATTTATTGAGAACGAGCAACGACCGACACGCAAAAAATCGGAATTAACGCGGCTCTAACGGCCCTTGCGGGCTTGCGGCCGGGAAATGGGTGGGCATGTGCCACCGCTCCGTTTACAACGCCGTAAAACGCGACGTTTACCTTTTCTCGCTATCTCGGCAAGGCCGGCTCCTGGAGAAGCCGGCCTGAACTTAAAACAGGCCGCCGGCCAGCGCGGTTTGCTCGTAGTTCATGATCACCAGCTCGGTGCTGGTGACCGGCTTGCCGTGGACGCTGCCGGTTGAATACTTGATATCGGTCTCCATTATATGGAAGTCCTTGAAAACGCGGCGGATATCCGGATGGTCGTTGATGCTGACCATGACCTTGCCTTTGCAGTAGCCCATCAGCGCCGCCATGCGCTCGTAGTTATCGAACTCAAACGGAACGCCGTAGCCGGCCGTCTGCCAATACGGCGGGTCCATATAGAAGAACGTGTGCGCCCGATCGTAGCGTTTGACGCACTCCTCCCAGGAGAGGTTTTCCACATACGTGCCGGCCAGGCGGATGTGGGCAGCGCTCAGGTTCTCCTCGATCCGGCACAGGTTAATGGCCGGCCCCGTGGTCGCGGTTCCGAAGGTCTGGCCGTCGACCTTGCCGCTGAAGGCGTGCTGCTGCAGGTAATAGAAGCGCGCCGCCCGCTGGATGTCGGTCATCCCATCCGGCTTGGCGTCCTGCAGCCACTTGAACACCTGGCGGCTGGTCAGCGCCCATTTGAACTGGCGCACGAACTCCTCCAGGTGGTGCTGGACGACCCGGTACAGGTTCACCAGGTCGCCGTTGATATCGTTAATCACCTCGGTCTGCGCCGGCATCGGGCGCAGGAAGTACAGCGCGGCACCGCCGCAGAACACCTCCACATAGCATTCATGCGCAGGGAACAGCGGCATCAGGCGGTCAGCCAGGCGCCGCTTCCCGCCCATCCAGGGAATGATAGGACTTGAGTGCATTTAGCTCCTTATTTGGCACTCGGTGGGTGCTCAGGTTCGGGACTCACGGTCCTCAGATGGTTCATCGCTTTACAACGTGGGCACTTGATGTCAAGGCGGACGTACTCACCCACCGCTAACTTTTTGCTGCATTGGCAGCAGCGTATTTCCTGCATTGTTGCTCTCCGGTGCTAAAATGCGCCCGCCTCCGATCGGAGCGGACAGGGCCTTGGCGGAGCATACAGTTTCGGCTGCGTGCCGAGTGGCCGGCAGGGTGTTGACGCACCCTTCCGGCCGCTCTGTCTCTATTTCATCCTTCTAT